AGTCCAATTGTTTTGTACATAACTCCTCCTTGGGGACACCTAAGGGTAACACATCAGTACCAGTTATGGCGGTTGTGAAACGCCAGGGCGCGTGATGGTTTTTTGTATCTATGGATTATGTACTTGATACCCCGACTAATCTGGGTCTCCATTGGAGTGCCGATAGGCAACTTCAACAGTTGAGGTATTCCGTAGGCAGAAGACCTACGATTCTTGGAGTGTGGGTTCCAACGCGATTCTCTGTACCACAACTCCTCCAGGGCAAGCCATTCTTTGTTATTCCAGCCCTGTGTCTTTACTTTTCTTTTTGCCATTACCTTGGCCTTGTACTGTAGTTGGACCAGGGTAAAGGGTGCCACTTCTTCTATAAGTCTTTGCTTCGGTGCCAGAGCACCCGCAGGTGTGGGCGAGATACCCACACAGGTCGCAAAAACCATCAATAATGCGGTAATCACTTTCATATTTGCTCCTCGGTTGGGGAAACCTTCTGTGCTCCTCCAACGTTAAGGTCACGTCCTATCCGGTATATCTGAGACTTCCATAATCTCTGGATTGAAGTGTAGCCAAAACGCTGTCTCGCCAGTGGGGTCTGCTTTGCCATAACGGTTTTTTACAGGCGCTACAGCAATATACCCGGCAGCATTGGAACCTAGCGTACAGATTAGCGCGGGCAACTGGGCGACCATGCCTTGTAGGGCAGAGCGCGGTTGACAGGGGTTTCCTGAGTACGATTCCTTTGTATGATGAAGAACCAAGACCGCAGCGTTGGTGTCACGGGCTAGGTACTTCAACTCTTTCATCGTTGCTCGCATAGCAGAAAACTCTTCTCCGCTATCGTTGGCAACGTCCATCAAGTTATCCACGATTATCAGTTCTGGTGGGCAACCCCACAGTTCCTCAAACGCGGACACTTCTAGGTCAATATCAGCAAGTGATGGTGCTGATTCAAATGACCAAAACACGTGGCTGGAGTTCTCGTTAATCGTCTTACGAGAGTTCTCCACATCATCAATGAGCATCTGTTCGGTCTCGGATTGAGACTTACCAGTAATCATTGAGAGTAGACGCATAGCCATTGTATGCGCATTGGTATCGGCAGATACATAAAGGGTAGGTACCTTACAACGTAAGGCAAAAGCCAAAGCGAGAGTAGACTTACCAGCACCGGGAGTGCCTGCAATCATAGATACTTCGGCTCTACGAATGATTATTTTGTTGGCCTCGAAAGTACGAAACACCGGGGGAAGTGGTTCTCCCCCGATGTCCTTACTGCCAACTGCGCGAGTTAGCGTACGCATGTGTTAGAAACTAGCCCACTCAGCGTCGTTACGACGAACCCAGATTGGTTCGCACTGGTCTAGTGTTCCCTTAGGTGAAGGACACATGAATGCCTTCCAGGGTCCCTTGGGTCCAGCACCACTACGCTTGCTCATGGTTCCGTGTTGGCAAACCCTGCTAGTAGGAGCCGAACCACTAGCAGGACTTGCGGGAGCAGCAACTACACCCGAAGATGCCGAAGGTACACTCGCAAGACCTTCGCCACCAATAGATGCTGCCATCGTCGACAAGACTTCTTCTGCGGGAACAATTCCTAGCGATGACTCAAGGTTCTTCTTAAAGTCGTCGTATGATTGTCCTCCAATTACGAAAATACGACCATCGCTTAACTTGCTACTTACTTGAAATGTGTTCTCAGCCATTCTCGGCATCCTTTCCGTTTATCCATTTGCAGTAGCGTATCACACCGCACCGACCACATGCAGATAAGTTGGGGATAAACACGCCGGAACCTCTGGCAATTTCAAACATTTTAAAGACATCTTCGACACGCTCAGCGTGGAGGTAGTCAATATCCCATAGGGAAAGGACTCCAGTACGGGCTTCCCAAAAGCCTGCTTTGTCCACTTTTATACCTTCTTGTGCCAATGCCCAGGCATAGACGGCAAGTTGGAGTGGGTGCTTCTGAGGGGATGCTCCGGTCTTGATATCAAGCAGGACTACCTTGCCCTCAGGGTCGACCATCACTCGGTCGATTGCCATCTTGACTACCGATTCCCCAATGGGAATCTGGTACTCCTTCTCAATGAAGTCCTCATAGATTTCCCAGCCTTTGCTGCGGAAACTGACCCATCGTTCCAACATGGCTAAACCCTCTTCAAACCAGAATGCCTCGTTTTCTTTGGGTTTGTAATCCCAATTGGATGGGTCGCCATGAGTGAAAATGTCCTCTTCTAAAGCAAGTTTCCACTCAAAATTCCAGATATGTTCCGGGTCTACTCGGTTCCTATCCCAGGACTCGGTAGCAAGGTGGACAGCAGTACCGGCAGTAAGCCAGAGTGAATGTTTCTCTGTTCTGCCTTCGACTTTTGTAAGGTAATAGCGCCAACCACAATCAAGCCATGTGGTCAACGACGAGTACGACATGTGTTCTGGTAATTTATTCATAGCGGTACTGTACCACAAAAGATGCCCGGAGTCCTGATTTAAGAAATGCCCCCCCTCCCCCATAAAAATTATGGTGGTTCCGGGAGGTCAGAAGCGGGTATGCCCGTCGTCCGTCATTGAAGTTTCTGCCCCACCACTCACGTGGCATGTGCTACGATACAGCAGTCATACCCACCACGCAACTTGGAGTATTATGGAGAGCGTTTACAAAAGTATCTGTGAAGTTTTGTGGTATACCTATGGTCATACACTACCAGACTCACCAGGCATGATGGCTGCAAAGATTGAAAAAGAACTGAAAAATAAGGGTTTTTTGAAAGAGTCAGAATGACCGCGTATAGCCCCATTAGACGCCAAAAGACCCCGGGTATGTAATCTCTTACATACGCCGGGGCTTTCGTGTCTCTATGGACGTCCTACGCCTTTTTAGAGGCTTTCTTGGAACCGCGTCCAAACTCCTTAGAACTCTTATCAAGAGCCTTCAAAGCCGGACCTGCTACGGCTCCGACAGCAGCCATTCCTAGAGCCTTGGGGCTCGTCTCCCCTGCCATGTACAGGGCAAGAGCAGCGGCTAGGGCTGCGCGGATATATGAATGCGCAATAGCAATCAATTTATCTTGGTTTGTCATTTTAGCCTTTCTTTTTCGGCTTTGGTTTGAGGGTCGCTTTGACCGTGTTGAGGGCTTTGGGCTTCCCAAGCCAAGGGAACCAGGGCGAGGTGTCTGTGCCTTTGGTTTCCTTGATACTGATGTGGAGGTGGTGCGGGTGGGCGTACCCGCTGAAGTCGCGCTCACCTTTTTCTTCCGACCAGATGCGCCCTTGGAAGATGAGGTATTTGACACGTTTGTCCTCCTGTAGTTTTTGGAATGCTTCTACGCAGTCAACCCCATTCTTGGGGTCGTGCGTTAAATCGCAGGCAAAGCCTGAGTTATGGTCTGAATTCGGATTTTGTTTGATGTGTGCTTTGCTGGGTAGCAAACCATCGCTTGCCTTCTTCCGCTTCGGACGCAGCGCCGTCGCTTGGCGGAGAACAGCAATAGCAGCAGGTTGTGCAACACGTGCTAGTGGAATCATTCATCGTCTCCATTTTCTTCATCGAAATCGTAAACATCTTCATCGTCAAGCCAGGGCAGTACCCGCTCAATGTATTCTGGAATTACTGACATCTTACTTCCTCTCCATTAATACTCGCATGATTTCTTGGACTTGAGTCTCAAGTCGTGTAACCGAGTCTTTTAATGAGGTACCACCATTGGGACGAAGTTCGTTAAGATAATGCTTAACAAGCCAACGCACTGCAGCAATAAATGCTCCAGCAATGGTGATGATAGAAACGATAATGCCAGCCCAGTCTGCCGGTGTCATAAGACCGTCCTTACTACTATAGTCAAGATTCCTCCAAAGCCGTCAAATTTACCTGTTGGTGGTGTGATTCTTTCAAACGTCATCTTTTCGACGAGAACCTGTACGCGCTCGCTGGTGGTGAAATCTTGGTAGTTGACAATATCCCCGTCTGCTTCAATATCTTCTAGTGTCTGTATACGTTCCCATGCTCGACCTTCATATCCAGTTTCGACACCGAATCTATCCTTCTCAACATCAAAAAGATAGACAGGAAACTGAATCAAACGGGAGCGTTTGGTTGCTGGCAGGGACTTGAGTTGGAAGCCCTTGAATGTTGGTCCGAGTGTAAGGTCTCCTGTTTTAGGATACAGAATAAACTTCATAGAGATGTACTCTTGAGCGCCCTCAGGAGCGCTTGTGGCAGCCTCTGGAGTACCAACAGAAGAGTTGTAAGTAATAACGGTGTAGGCATTGTTAGAGGAATCTACAGTGTAAATATCCATAGAGCCATTGGTATATTCACCACGAGCACGTACGAACTTGAAGTTCTTGGGCTCAAGGGTTCCATAACGGATTGCTCCTGTCGTGACATAACCACTATCAACTAAATTAGTTGCTGATTGAATATATGTGTAACCATCTTCTTTTACTAAAGCAGAGGAAGAAGATACTGCGGTAGAAGAAACATTGCTGGCAGTCTTGGCATAACTAAACGTAGTGGTAGTGGCATCAGTAACGGTATATGTTCCGTTAAATGTGGCATCTACTCCTTCTACAATAACACTACTGCCGATGGTTATATTATGAGCAGAAGATGTTGTAAGTGTGGCCACGTTGGATGTAAGTACTTTATTGACAATAGTTCCACGAGTGGAAAAATTAGTGGTAAAAGCAACCTGATTGGTTTCACCAAGAAAAGCACAGGAAGTAGTAGACTTGCCAGTTACGGTTGTTACCTGCACATCGTTTGCGTAAGCAAAACGTAGGGTGTTGGTACCAATCTCGTTACTGAGGTCGATGCGGGTAAGTCCTGGATTGCCGTTGATGTTGGTTGTACACCAGACGAAACGGTCACGAACACACATATCGTAAACTGGTTGTGCGGTCTCTACAACAAGTGGGCCATAGGCAAGTGAGCCATCTTGGTCATTAACCTTTGCTACACGTACACCCTTGCTAGTACCGATAATCATAAAACCAAGGTAGTAGAAAATCTTGTAGACGATTTCACCAGGAGGGAACTCAGCAGATACAATGGCTGAACTGAGTGTAGGCATAGCACCAGTAGAAGTAACAAGTGTGTACTTCTGAATGGTGGAGTACATTCCTGAGTAGCCAGCGGTGTAGATTGCTGGTCCTGATGCAGTAATGCTGGTGTAGCGATAGTTTGTGTTGGGGTTGGTGTATACCGCTGTAGGCAAAGATGTGGCTACAGGGGAGATTTCATAGACTGAGTTATCTTTGCAAAGAACAATAAGGTCTTTGACGAACTCCATAACACCACTAGTCATAGTAGTTCCGGTAGCAAAAAACATAAGAGTAACGTCATTAGTGGGAGGAGATGTAGCAAGACCAGTAGTGCTGTCACCAGTTAGAGGTTTCTTGAACATGTGGAGTTTGTTTGCTGCACTTTCTGTCAAGTTGGTAACAAAGTATGCATTCACTCCATCATCACAGATAGCGTAAATTGGGTCGTTAGTGCCAGCGGTATAATTAATAAAAGACGTTGAAGTACCAGCAGAGTTAATTTTAGTTATATCATACTCATCGTGGAGTAGGAGTAGGTTGGTGGAGCTAGTGCGGATACTGCGAAGGTGTTGGTTGGAATGATTGTAAGTAGTAAAAGCACCGGTAATATTATATCCCTG